CTGAGTCTCGTCTTCGGCTGGAAGCGTCCAAAATTGAGAGGACTGGCGTTTGGCTGAGGAGAGACTCAGAATTAGGTAATTACGATGATTCAGTTGAAGAATAATTTTGTTGAAGTTTTGTTGGCGACTGCCCTACTCATCAACGGCATCGTCAGTTCTAGTTTACTTATTTACACCCTAGGAGGTTAATATGCCGTTTCGTTGTCGGCAAAAATGTCATCTTGCAGCAGGCTGTTCTGTTGTAGATTTCGACGAGGTAGAACTCCCGTCTGGTGAGTTTACTACCGTCACCACTGACCTATCCGATACGGATATGCCAGCACCTGAGCTCTTTGATATTAAGGCTCAGCTTCAAGCTGGTGTGACCCAGGAAGAGGTCAATTCCAAGGTTATCAGCGGTTCTACCGTTGATGCCGCTCAGGTTATTCGCAAGTACACTAAGAAAACCACGGAGGTAAAGAATGAAGGCGAATAAGCAATCCAAGGTTAAAGTCCCGAAGTCGGGCTTTAAGCGTTCTCGTTTCAATTGGTCCCATGACGTTAACACCACGTTCAACTGGGGTGAAATCCAGCCTACTATGTGTAAGCTGTTGATTCCTGATACTAAGACAACTGTTCAGGCACAGTCGCTCATCCGACTGGCTCCTATGGTTGCCCCTACGTTCGGCCGAGTCAAGTACAAGACGTTCTCTCAGTTCGTTCCGTGTGCTGACGTTATGCCTAATTTCGACGCTATGATGGCTCAGGAACCTGTTTTCCGCAACGGTGTTAAGAAGATTCCTCAGAACATTCCGTCTATCAGTCTCGGTGTTCTCTCGTCTTACGTGCTCTTTGGTGCACGTGCTAACATCTACTGGGCTGACTCTTCTACTGAAGCCCAGAAAGGTAACTACAAGACTCGCTATCGTCACCTTAATGTCCAAGGTGAATGGTCACTTGATTCTAAGATGGTTTCTATCTTGAATGATATGACTGGTCAGTCAGTCTGCGGTTTGCAGGCTAATGGTCTTCCGACGACTAGAATTATCTATCCTTCGTTTGCTGGATTCTCTGATAATTCGGACGCTTCTGGTAACCGTGTAGTGTTCTATCCGCGTGGTCCTCACTCATTCCTTAGGAATGCTTTCCCGTATGCTGGTACTGGTGATGCTCCTAAGAAGTACGGTGTTACTTTGTCCAACAAGACAATGGAATCACTCTTCCCGATTGACCGTGCTATCAATGTCCAGGAAGAAATCACCAAGGGTTCTGCCGCTGCTGCCCGTGTTGATGATACTGAACACGAAGTGACCTTCGATTCTGCTGACTACATTATCGAGTTCAATGTTGCAGGTTCTCAGTCGACTACCGAGCGTTCTTACTATGCTCTCGCCTTTGAACTTTCCGACTACGGTAAGCGTATTCGTAAGGTGCTCCAAGGTTGTGGCTACCAGATTGACTTCGCTAGCACTGAAAGGGTTTCTATCCTTCCGTTGCTTGCTCAGTACAAGGCTTACTTCGACATCTTTGGTCTCCAACTCTTCCAAGGTTGGGAAACCACTGGTTGTGCTTCGTTGATTGACTACTTGGCTAATAACTTCGTCGAAGATATTACCAATGCTGATACTACGATGCTTGCTCTTCCTGATTACGATTCTCCGAATGGCAATACGTATAACAACTCTATGTTTGTCAACTTCATGCTTGGTGAGGTAGGTAACGAATGGTACTCCGAAGAGGCTGATTATATCGGTGCCCATATGGCTAAGCTTGCTGTTTCTCCGACAGTTGACCCGTCTGGATTTATCTCTGTTGATGCTAATGGTATCGACTTCGGTGCTCATATCGGTGACACTGTGATTAAGTCTACGATTACCAATGAACAGGCTTCTCAGATGTCTGGCTGGGCTTTTGCTTCCTCTCAGTTTGATATGGACGGAAGATATCCGCAAGACCAGCTTGGTGAAAATGTCCAGAATGGTAACGTTGCTGTTCATTCGTTCATTAACCAGGTTCAACATGGTCAGGTTGACGCAGAATTGCTCAAGCGTATGTACAAATGGGTTAACCGTAACTCTATCCTCGGTCGTGTTATCGAGAAGATTCTCCGTGCACAAGGTCTCGGTAAGTATTGCGACGAATGCAAGTCCAACTACATCGGTTCTACTGACACGATGATTACCATCTCCGACGTCGTATCTACGGCTGCTACCGAAGATGCTACTCTCGGTGAATTCGGTGGTAAAGGCTTGCAGTACACGTCTGACAAGACTATCGTCTTCGAAAACGACTGCTACGGCTACTGGATTACACTTGCTACCATTATCCCGGAAGCTGGTTATACCCAAGGTCTCGACCCTACGTTGAAGGTTTTGGATAAGTTCAACATGTACAATCCTGACTTCGATGCGCTCGGAATGGAGATGACGACCAAGGACACTGTCGTCGGCTGTCGTTATAACGTCGGTATTCAGCCAGGTGATGCAACGGAAATTATTGACGACTCCCGTAAGGGCTTCGGATTCATCCCGAGATATAGCAAATTTAAAGTTTGCCAGAATCTCGTGAACGGTGACTTCAACCGTCATAATCGCCGTGATGTCTACCTTCCGTACACTCTTGACCGTCAGCTTAACGTCAATGACTACTCTGTCAAGGCTACTCGTTACTTGCAGGAAGACATTACTCCTGGTTCTAATGACAATTCGACTGGCTACGTCACGTTGAATCGTTCTGCTACGACCCAGAAGATGCCAGTTGCTGGTAACGTTTGGAGACTGCCGACCAAGTACGCTTGGCTTGGCAACTTTAATCGTATCTTCTACAATATCGGTCTTCGTGACGACTTCGAGTTGGAACCGTCTGATGCTGTGTCTAGCAAGGTGCCTGCTTCTACTGTACCTGGCTTCTCCGACTTCAACGATGATAACTTCCTGTCGCACTCGATTATCGACTGCCAGGCGTATGCGCCGATGAAGCCGATTGAAGATTCCTACGGTCTTGACGACGATGAGGATACCCAGAAGGCTGGTGCCGAGTTCGTGAACAAGGCTTAATTTCACCCTAAACTGAGGGGCCTTGTGCCCCTCTTCTTTTTATGAGGTATATTTATGGCTGATTTTGGTCCACTTGCTGCTCTTTCTGCTGGTTCTACCGTTATCAACAATGCTCTTTCTGAATATCACGCTGACCAACAGATGGCTCGTGAGAAGAAACTGATGTCATTGCAGAATCAGTATAACCGTGCCAATGCGCTTTCTGCTT